TAGAAAGAGGAGATAGTGATAATGTTTTTATCGGTTGGGACGAATCAACAGATGAAATAACTTTTGGTACAGGTTCATTTACAGGCGCTAGTACAGGAAATTTAACTTTAACAGATTCAAATATTAGAGCTGCAAATATTACTGGTACAGGTAATTTAGATGTATCAGGAACAGCAACACTAAGAGGCAATATTACATTAGGTGTAAACTCAGGCGACTCTACTGAAGATACAATTTCAGTAAATGCTAGATTTATTACTAATTTAGAGCCTTTAACAACGTTAACTTATGACTTAGGTTCACCAGAAAGAAGATGGAGAGATGTTTACCTATCAGGTAATACTATTGACCTTAACGGTGCAACTATTTCAGGTGATGGAACAGGACAAATTTTAATATCTGCTACTGGTGCAACTTTACCAACAGGATCAAAAGTTGGTGCTGATACTATTGCTTCTGCTGACGCAACAACAGGATTAGCAGTGAGAAATGTATCATTATTTACACAAACTAGTGGTTTAAGTACAGCAGCAGCGACTTTCAAATTTAGTGCAGGTTCACAATCAACGGTTTTTCAAAAAAACCATACATTTACTTTGGCAAGTGGATCAGCTAGTAGCCAATTTACATTATTTCAGTTTTAATGAATAAAAAAAATGGATAAATAGATTAAGGAGAATTATATATGGCAGCAAAAGTACCTATAAGAACGGTTTTCGATGGTGAGGGCAATGCTACAGGTTTAGCAGAGTTTCAATCAGGCGAATTTATTGATTACGCATATGGTGGAACTGGTGTAGCGACACTAGGTTCAGCAGGTCAGGTTTTAAAAGTTAATAGCGGCGGTACTGCTTTAGAATATGGAAACGTTGAAGCTATCGTAAATATTGATGGCGCTACAGATTTAACAGGTGTTACTTTAGCAACTACAGATCAACTTTTAGCTTCTGATGGTGGGTCTGAGGGTAGAATTACTTTAGCACAAATAGATACTTTATTTACAAGTACATCACAAACTTTATCTAATAAAACTATTAATAGTGCTTCAAACACAATTACAATTACCGAGGCAAATATTTCTGACTTACAAAGTTATATACTTGCTGGTAGTACCGACACACTTACCAATAAAACAATAAATGCTAGTAATAACACAATTACCAACATTGGCGATAGTGAATTATCTAGTGGAATTAATGCTACAAAATTAGCCGATGGATCAGTATCTAATACTGAATTTCAATATTTAAATGGGGTTACAAGTGCTATTCAAACACAATTAGATTCTAAAGCTTCAACTAATTTTGCTATTGCACAAGCCATTGCTCTCGGATAATACTATTATTTAATTATAAATAGTAGAGTAAACAAGGGATATGAATAATGGCAACACCAGCTACAAGAGAAAATTTAAAACAATACGCTTTACGAACACTAGGTAAACCTGTAATTGAAATAAACGTTGACAACGATCAATTAGAGGATAGAATAGATGAAGCGTTACAATTTTATGCTCAATACCATTATGACGGTATTCGAAGAACATATCTCAAATATAAATTAACTGCTGCTGATAAAACAAGACTATCAGCAATAACACCTAATACTGAAACTTCCACAAAAAATTCTGTAAGTACAACTTGGTATGAAGCTAATAATTATCTTGTAGTACCTGAAACTGTTTTATCAGTTACTAATATATTTCCTTTTACAGACAAAGCAAGTATGAATATGTTTGATGTAAGGTATCAATTGCGTTTAAATGATTTATATGATTTTACTTCTACATCAATTATTAATTACGATATGGTATTAAGACACTTAGATTTCTTAGATCAAATATTAGTGGGTATGAAACCTATTAGATTTAATCAACACGATAATAGATTATACATTGATATGGATTGGGTGAATGATATTGAAACAGATGAATATATTATTATTGATTGTTACCGTAAATTAGATCCTTCAACTTACACAGATGTATTTAATGACATATGGTTAAAAAGATATGTAACTGCTTTATTTAAAAGACAATGGGGTGCTAACTTATCAAAATTTGACGGCGTTACTATGATAGGTAATGTAACATTAAATGGTTCAAAAATATTTAATGAAGCACAAGATGATATTCAAAAACTTGAAAAAGAGATAAGAGATAACTATGAATTAATGCCAAATTTTATGATGGGATAATGCTATGCCAGTCAATCATTACTTTCAAAATGGGAACGGCATAGGTAATACAGCTGAACAAAGATTACACGAAGATTTAATCATAGAAGGCTTAAGACAATACGGCCACGACATTTATTATTTACCACGAACATTAGTTAATAAAGATTTAATACTAGGCGAAGATGTTGCTAGTAAATTTAATAGTGCTTTTCCAATCGAAGCATATATGGAAACAACTGAAGGTTTTGCAGGCCAACAAGAATTAATTAATAAGTTTGGTTTAGAGATTAGAGAAGATACTACATTTACAATTGCTAAAAGAAGATTTGACCAATTAGTTGATTCAAAAACAACATTAATTAAAGAAGGCCGACCAAATGAGGGTGATATTGTTTATATGCCTTTAATGAACAGTTTTTTTGAAATTCAGTTTGTTGAAGATCAATCACCTTTCTTTCAATTAGGAAATTTACCAGTTTATAAACTTAGAGTAACACGTTGGGAGTACAGTAACGAGGAACTTAACACAGGTGTTGGCACAATTGATGAAGCTGAAGATACTTATTCATTAAGTCAATTAGCACATCAAGTATCATTAGAGGCTGAAACAGGTTCTATATTATTAGAAAACCTAAGTGTTGATAATGAAAGTCAATATATGTTATTAGAAACTTATGATATTCAAACACAATCAACTTATTCAAATAATAATGATTTTGAAACTGAAGCAGGTTTTGATACAATAGATACCTCAGATGATATATTAGATTTCACTGAAGCTAACCCTTTTGGTGATCCAGGAGATTTTAATTAATGTTTAATAGATTTTATTATAATGAGGGTATGAGAAAATTAACAGTGGCGTTTGGTACACTGTTTAATAATATACAATGTAAAACGACAGACGCAAATGGTACTGTTACACAAAGTATAAGAGTCCCTTTAGCATATGGACCAAAAGAAAAGTTTTTAGTTAGATTAGATCAACAAGCGAGTTTAGATAATAGAGAATTTGCTGTTACGTTACCTCGTATGGGTTTTGAAATTAGTGGTATTTCTTATGACGCTAGTAGAAAATTAACAAGAGTACAAAAATTTAAAAGAGTAAAAACAGGTGCAAATGATTCTTATGATTATAATTACACACCTGTACCATATAATATAACATATACTTTAAGTGTATTTACAGCAACTGCTGAAAACGGTTTACAAATCGTAGAACAGATATTGCCATATTTTCAACCTGATTACACTGTTACTTTAAATTTAATACCAGAATTAAATATTAAAAGAGATGTACCTATTATTTTAAATAGTGTTGAATATGATGATAGTTATAATGGCGACTTTACTACAAGAAGAGCAGTTATCTATACATTGAGTTTTACAGCAAAAACATATCTATTTGGTCCTGCTTCGACACAAGGTGTTATTAGACAAACACAATCAGACTTATATACTGATACAGATACTACAAATAAAGCGAGAGAACAAAGAATAGTTATAACTCCTAATCCAACTTCAGCTGATCCAGATGATGACTTTGGATTTACAACTACAATTACAAGTTATTCAGATGGTAAATCTTACACAACTACAGACGGTGGTGATGATTAATAACTAGTATAAATATTTTATATGATGTATATTGAAGATGATAATTTTTTAGAAGATGGTCATAAACGATTTATTGATAGTGTTATACTAACAGATAAATTTCCTTTTTATTGGAACTCCTCAGCAGTTACAAATGATGATTTAGGTTTTTTAGTACATAACGTATTAATTAGACCTGAAGATAGAAATGATAATGATGGTATAAATTCTAGTGCATATGAAATTTTTTCTGAGATGTTAAATTGTTTTACAAAAAAACATAATATAGAATATAAAGAGATTTTAAGAATTAGTGTTAACCTTACAATGAATATTGGTTTAGAAAAAAGTCAAATACATAAAGATCATAATTTTCCACACAATCAATTATTAATATATTTAAATGATTTTGAAGGTGGTTCTACAGTAATATTAAATGATGATAAAACAATTTTTAAAACAACACAACCAAAAAAGTTTTTAGGTGTATGTTTTGGTCATAAAGATCATTATGCTTATTTGCCCGAAAAAGGTAGAAGATTGGTAGCAGTATATACATTTAGATAAATAGCATTATGAGTATAGAAGATAAAGTAAATGAAATATTAGGATTAAGTGATACACCTCCTGTAGAAAAAAAGGAGTTTACACCACCTGTTCCTAGAAAAGAAGATAAAGAAAATCCTGATGTAGATAAAGATTATGAATATAGTAGAGAAAACTATTATAATCTTATTGAAAGAGGGCAAGAAGCAATTGATGGAATATTAGATATTGCAAAAGAAGGCCAACACCCTAGAGCTTATGAGGTCGCTGGACAACTTATAGGTCAAGTTGCGGGTACAATTGATAAATTACAAGATTTACAGAAAAAATTAAAAGATTTAAAATCTTTACCTGGAAAATCAAGTACAAGTCAAAATATTAAAAATGCTTTATTTGTAGGTTCTACAAGTGAATTACAAAAAATGTTGAATAAGAAAGATGATGAAGATGAAAAATAGTTATGAACACAATCCAACTGAAAAAAATATAAATGAAAGTGCTGAATTTTTTCCAGCTGTTATAGATAACTTTTTTTCAGAACCTGATATTATAAGAAAATGGGCAAATGATTTGCCTATGCAAAAAACTTTAGAGGGTCAATTTCCTGGTTATAGGTCTCCACCTTTACATACAATAGATAGTCATTTTTCTACAACATTAATTTTAAAAGCTTTATCTACATATTTTAATCTTAGATATGAAAAGTTTTCTTGGAGAGATAGTTCTGTTACTTATTCAGTAATAGATCCATTTGATACTGATAAAAAAAGTCCTAAAAATGAGGGTTGGGTGCATATAGATACAAGTAGTGATGTTGCAGGTGTAATTTATTTAACACCTAATGCTGATCCTGATTCAGGAACATCTCTATTTAGAATAAAACCAGAATTTGAAAAAGACATAAGTTTTTTCAATCAATATGAAGAAAAAAAAGCATTTTATGGAGATGGAAAAATATCTGATACTGATTATATAAATGCGATACAAAATTTTAATAATAAATTTTATGAAACTATTAATGTTAAAAATATCTATAATAGAATGATAATATATGATAGTCGTTATTTTCATAAAGCAAATAACTTTATTACAGGTGATAATAATAGATTAACCATTGTATTTTTTGTACAAGGATTGAAAGTAGATAAAAAACCATTATCCAAAATTAGAGATAAAGAAGATTTTGATAATTCACTTATGTTAAGAATAAAACATTTTTATGAAAATACTAAAGTGTAATGTATCAGAATTTAAAGGTAAAAAAATTAAAACATTTAAAATAAGTGACTTAACTTATATTAAATCAATGAAACCTTTAAAAGAATTATTAGACGGTGAAGATATGATTTTTCCAGTAGAAGTTTACAAACATCAAATATCTCCTATTCATAGAATGGGTGCAAATGGACAACCATATATAGAAAAACAATTTAGTTTGCATAAAGGTAGTCAAAGAATACAAGCAGCTATACAATTAGGATATACTCACATAGAAGGGATAATTTTAAATGATTGAAACTTTTATATATGGAAATAAGGTTGACGAAAACTTATGTGATGATTTAATAAGTTTTTTTAATAAGAATGAGGCATTTCATTTTGAGGGTATAGTATTAAATAAAAAAAGAGGTGCTATTGTAGATAAAAATTCAAAAGAAAGTATTGATATGTCTTTTGATCCTAAAAATTGCAATGTATACCCTATTGATAAATATTTAAATGAATTAAATGGTGTTATTGAAAAATTTAAAGTAAGATATAATATTTCTCCAGAGTTTGATGCTTTTAATATATTAGAAACATTTAATATTCAAAAATATGTTCCAGGTGGTGGATTTAAAACTTGGCACTCAGAAAGAACAAACATAAAATCAGTTAATAGACAATTTGCTTTTATGACATACTTGAATACAGTTGAAAATGGTGGTACTGAATTTTTATATCAAAATATGAAAATGAATGCTGTTAAAGGTGTAACTCTAATATGGCCTTCAGATTGGACACATACACATAGAGGTATAATTGCAAATAAAGAGAAATACATTATAACAGGATGGTTAGGATACAAACAAAATGAATAACGAAGTTTACTTAGGTAACCCTAATTTAAAAAAGGTTAATGTTAAGCACGAATATACTAAAGAAGAAATTTTAGAATATCAAAAGTGTGCTAAAGATCCTTTATATTTTATGGAAAACTATGTGAGAATAGTATCGTTAGATGAGGGTCTTGTACCATTTAAAATGTATGATTTTCAAAAAAGAATAGTACAAACAATACACGATAATAGATTTACAATCTGTAAACTTCCTAGACAATCAGGTAAATCAACAACAACTATTTCATACTTATTACATTATGCTTTATTTAATCCAAATTCAAACATTGCCATACTAGCCAATAAATCAAATACTGCTAGAGATATATTAGGTCGTTTACAACTTGCATATGAAAATATACCAAAATTTTTACAACAAGGTGTTTTGAATTGGAACAAAGGAAATATTGAATTAGAAAATGGTAGTAAAGTGGTTGCAGCTGCTACATCTTCAAGTGCAATTCGAGGAGGTTCTTATAACATAATATTCCTTGACGAGTTTGCTTTCGTACCAGCCACCATTGCAGAACAATTTTTTAGTTCAGTTTATCCTACAATATCATCAGGTAAAAAAACAAAAATGATTATTGTATCTACACCACACGGAATGAATATGTACTACAAACTTTGGATGGATGCAATTAATAAAAAAAATGATTATTTGCCTATAGAAGTGCATTGGTCTGAGGTGCCAGGTAGAGATGAAGAATGGAAAGAAGCTACAATAAGAAATACAAGTAAAGAACAATTTGCTAGTGAGTTTGAGTGTGAGTTTTTAGGATCAGTAGATACTCTTATATCACCTGCTAAAATTAAAATGATACCTTATAAAGACGCTATTGAATCAAGTGGTGGTTTAGATGTATTTGAAAGACCAGTTAAAGGTCATCATTATGTTTGTACAGTTGACGTAGCAAGAGGTATAGGAAAAGATTACTCAGCTTTTATAATATTTGATGTTACACAATTGCCTTATAGAGTTGTAGCAAAGTATAGAAGTAGTGATGTAAAACCTTTACTATTTCCTCATATGATACAAAAGGCTTGTAATGCTTTTAATCACGCACATATATTGGTTGAAGTGAATGACCTAGGTGCTCAAATATCAGACGGTCTTCATTATGAATTAGAGTATGATAATATGATGATGACAGTACAAAAAGGAAGAGCAGGACAAATACTAGGTGCTGGTTTTAGTGGAAGAGGTAGTCAAATAGGTGTTCGTATGACCAAACAAGTTAAAAAAATAGGTTGTGCTAATATTAAAACAATTATAGAATCCGATAAGATGATAATTAATGATTTTAATATTGTAGAGGAGATGTCAACTTTTACCAGAGTACACAATTCATTTAAAGCTGAAGAAGGCTGTAATGATGACTTAATGACTTGTTTAGTGGTATTTGGTTGGTTATCAAATCAAAGATATTTTAAAGAATTAACTAATGTTGATGTACGTTCAAAACTATATGCGGAACAAGAGAATTTAATAGAGCAAGATATGGCGCCTTTTGGGTTTATTGACGATGGAACGCCTGAAGAAGAACAAGATACTATAGATGAGTATGGTACAAAATGGTCTCCTGTCACTATTAGAAGAGGCGAAAGTTAAGTATTTTATAAATAGTAGTAATGAAAAGTTTGAATATGGACGTAAGAAAACTTACGATTTTTGATTTAAAATATATGTTAAAATTAGCTAATTAATAAAAGGAGAATCCTAATGGCATTTCAAGTATCACCAGGCGTTCTCGTACAAGAAAGAGACCTTACTAGAGTTATTCCAGCTGTATCAACAAGTGTTGGTGCATTTGCAGGACAATTTGAAAAAGGACCTTTAGATGAAATCGTAACGGTTTCAAGCGAACAAGAATTAGTAGAAACGTTTGGAAAACCAAATTCAACAAACTTTGAAGACTGGTTTTCAGCTGCAAACTTCCTACAATACTCTAACGCTTTAAGGGTAGTACGAGCAACTAACACTGGATTGACTAACGCAACTTCAAGCGGTAGTGCAATACAAATTAAAAACAATGAAGATTATACGGATAATTACTCTACTGGCCAAGCGGCTGTAGGAACATTTGCTGCTAAAACAGCAGGTGCTTGGGGTAATTCTCTAAAAGTAGCAACTTGTCCTAGTGCAACTGCTTATGAAGAAGCTGCAAAAACAACAGTTAACGATTCAAGCACAGCAGTAGGCGATACTACTATAACTTTAACAAGTACAACTGGTATTAACGTGGGCGACATTGTAGAATTTTCTACAACAGCTGCAGGTACAGACTATGATGGTTACAAATATAGAGTAACTACTGTGTCTTCACCTGCTATTACTTTCGTTAGAGCCGATACAGGTTCAGGCGGATTACACGTTGCATTAACAGATGGCGCTAACGTAAAAAGAAGATGGAGATATTATGATTTAGTATCAGGTGCTCCAGGAACTTCACCTTACGTTTCAGCAAGAAGTGGTGCTAATGATGAAATACACGTAATCGTTATTGACGAAGACGGAGTTATTTCAGGTACACCAAATACTGTTTTAGAAGTTTTTGAAAAAGCTTCTAAAGCTTCAGACGCAAAATCTCCACAAGGAGATACTAACTACTACGCTGATGTATTGTTTGGAAAATCACAATACGTTTTCTGGATGGATCACAACTCAAGTGGTACAAACTGGGGTAGTGCGGCTGCTGGTATAACTTTTACTGCTGTAACTACACCGACAGATGAATCATTATCAAATGGTTCTAATGGTTCGACTGTAACTACAGGTCAAAAGAAAACTGCTTATGAAAAATTTGAAGACAGTCAAACTGTTGACATTGGTTTAATCGTAGCAGGAGCTTGTGACGCAACACATATTGATAATCTTATCACAATTGCAGAAAATAGAAAAGACGCTATAGCGTTTGTATCTCCAGAGAGATCAGACGTTGTAAACGTTACAAGTGCTAACACACAAACTAATAATATTATTAGTTTCTATTCAAGCATATCTTCATCTTCATATGTTGTATTCGATAGTGGATACAAATATATGTACGACAGATATAGTGATGTGTATAGATATGTACCGTTAAATGGTGATATGGCAGGCTTAGCTGCTAGAACAGACTTAATCGCAGATAGTTGGTATTCACCAGCTGGCCTTAACAGAGGAAATGTTAGAGGCGCAGTTAAGTTAGCATACAATCCAAATAAAACACAAAGAGATGATCTTTATAGAAACAGAATCAATCCTGTGGTAACTTTCCCAGGACAAGGTACTGTACTATTCGGTGATAAAACTGGATTAAGTGCTCCATCAGCTTTTGATAGAATCAACGTAAGAAGATTGTTTATTACTTTAGAGAAGGCAATCTCAACTGCTTCTAAATTCCAATTGTTTGAGTTTAATGATGAGTTTACTCGAGCAAACTTTAGAAATATAGTTGAGCCTTTCCTAAGAGAAGTACAAGGGCGAAGAGGTATCACAGACTTCTTAGTAGTGTGTGATGAAACTAACAATACAGGTGATGTAATTGATAGAAATGAATTTATTGCTGAAATCTTTGTGAAACCAGCAAGAAGTATCAACTTTATCACATTATCATTTGTAGCAACCAGAACTGGCGTTTCTTTTGAAGAAGTAGCTAGCTAAGATTAGAAAAGGAGAATAAAAAATGGCAAACATTAATGACTTCAAAGCTAAACTTGCTGGCGGTGGCGCTAGAGCCAATCAGTTTAAGGTGACTATGCCTTTTCCTGGTTACGCACAAGTTGGTGGCGAAATAGAAGACCTTGCTTTCTTATGTAGATCAACACAGATACCAGCAATGACTATCGGTGAAGTTGATGTCAAATTTAGAGGTAGATCAATCAAAATTGCAGGTGATAGAACATTTGCAGATTGGTCGATCACTGTTTATAATGACACAAACTTTAGATTGAGAAACGCATTTGAAAGATGGCAAAATGGTATTAATAATATGACTGACAATGAGGGTTTAACTAACCCAGCTGACTATCAAGTGGACGCATTTATTGACCACTTAGATAGAAACGGAAATACAATTAAGTCTTACACTTTGAGAGGGGCTTTCCCTACTGAAGTTGGTACAATTGACTTAACGTATGACGAACAAACAGCTATTGAGCAGTTTAATATTGTTTTCAAATACCAATACTTTGAAACAAATACTACTACTTAACCACAAGGATAAGTATTAGTATAAGGAGATTATTTTATGGCAGAATTATTTGGTTTTCAAATAACAAGAGTAAAGCCTAAAGATGATCCAAAACAAAACTTTAGTATTCCAGTAGCGGATGACGGTGCAACAACCGTCGCCGCTACAGGCGGTTACTTCGGTCAATATTTGGACATTGAAGGTACAGCAAAGAACGAAGCCGATCTTATTAGGAGATATAGAGAAATATCTTTACACCCCGAGTGCGACACAGCTATAGATGATATAGTTAATGAAGCTATTGTAGTTGAGGGTGATAAGGAACCTGTAAGATGTGTTTTGAACAACTTACCTTTCGGCAATGAAGTGAGAAGAAAAATAGAAGACGAGTTTAGTTATATATTAAGGTTAATGCAATTCAACACAAAAGGCCACGACATCTTTAGAAGATGGTATGTTGATGGTCGTATGTATTATCAAAAAATTATTGATAGAGAAAATCCTAGAACAGGATTGTTAGAATTAAAATATCTGGATCCTAGAAAAGTAAAAAAAGTTAGAGAAGTTAGAAAAAACAGAACTCAAGGATCGTTAGATATAATAAACGAATTTAATGAATATTATGTTTACAATGAAAGAGGTGTAGCAAATGCAACAGCAGGTCAAGGTATTAAAATTGCTTCTGATACTATTGCATATACAAACTCTGGTCTAATTGACCAAAATAAAAATATGGTGTTGTCTTACTTACATAAGGCAATTAAACCTGTCAATCAGTTAAGAATGATTGAAGACGCTGTGGTAATTTATAGAATTGCTAGAGCACCAGAAAGAAGAATTTTTTATATTGATGTAGGTAATTTACCAAAAGGAAAAGCTGAACAATATTTAAGAGATGTTATGGCAAGATATAGAAACAAACTTGTCTATGACGCAGCTACAGGTGAAATAAGAGATGACCGTAATTATATGAATATGTTAGAAGATTACTGGTTACCTCGTAGAGAAGGTGGTAGAGGAACTGAAATAACAACTTTACCTGGTGGTCAAAACTTAGGTGAGATCACTGACATTGAATACTTCCAAAAGAAACTTTATAGAAGTTTAAATGTGCCTGTAAGTAGAATGGAAGCCTCTTCAGGATTTAATTTAGGAAGAGCAGCTGAAATTACTAGAGATGAATTAAAATTTACTAAATTTGTTCAAAGATTAAGAAGAAAATTTACTGAACTATTTAATGATATTTTAAGAACACAATTAGTATTAAAAGGAGTGATTGCTGAAGAAGATTGGGGTACAATCGCAGCTCATATTCAATATGATTTCTTAAAAGATGGTCATTTTGCTGAGTTAAAAAACACAGAAATGATGAGAGAAAGATTAGCATTAGCTAATGAAATGAGAGATTATGTTGGTAAATACTATTCTGTTAAGTATGTAAGAAAGAATATACTTAAACAAGACGAAAGAGAAATGGAAGATATTGATAAACAAATTAAGAAAGAAATTGACGATGGAATTATTGCAGCCCCAACAAATTCCAATGAAACGTTATAAATAAGGAGATAAAATGAGTGAAGAAGTAAAAAATTTTATAGATAAATTATCAACAGGCGCTAATGCTGAAGCTGGTGAAGCATTTAAGGATGCTTTAAGAGCAAAAGTAGGCGACGCTTTAGAAGTTAAAAGACAAGATATGGCTTCTAATTTATTTCAAGCGGCCTCTTTTTCTGACCCAAAACCAGAAGTAATTGATCCTTCGCCTGAAACTGTACCTGCTGATATGCAACAAAGTGCTGAACCAGCAGCTACACCAGAACCAGAGGTTGCAGGTGACGTTGAACAAGGTCAGTAATCTAATAAAAGAAAATTATTTATTAGATACAGAAAGTTTTAATAATTTATCGCCTATTATGAAAGAGGCAATAAATGACGTTCTTAAATTAGTTAAGAATGATGGCAATTTAATTTTCAATTTTGAAAATGCGATAGAAAAAATTGCCGAATTTCATAATGTAAACAAAAAGGAAATCGAAGATTACTTTGATAAAGAAACAAAAGAACAATTAGGAGTGTAAAGAAACTATGGCTATAACAACAAAGATTTTATCTGATACAAAAACACACGCCAAAGTATTGCTCACTTTTGATAATGACACTGCTACTACAGCTACGGCTGTTGACGCAAGTGGTTTGAGTGGACACGCTAACGGCGCTAAATTACATATTACTCATATCAACTACGGTTTAAGTGGTAGATTACAATTACAATTCAAAGGTGCATCAGCAGATGTTGACGCAATTAACTTGTCAGGTGCAGGAATATATTACGGTGCTGTAATTAAAAATACAGCTACTAATACAACTGCTACAGGCGGTGATATTGAAGGTGTAACTGTATCTGCTACTGGTTACGCATTGTTAACATTGCAAAAAATCGGAATGGGTGAAAACGATTAATTAATTTATGACAATAACAACTACTAAAGTTGTTGATAATAATTTTCATATTATTGTTAACTCAAATGGAGTAGGTGAAGAAGTAGGTGAATTATTGGTTGATGTTGTCAATTCAAATAATGCTTCAAGTGAACCTAAAGTTTCAATAGCTAATATTGCTTATGAAATTATAGGTACAGGAGAAGTAACAGTTTATTTTGAAAATGATAATACTACTAAAGTTGTATTGTCAGGACGTGGTAACTATGGTTTAAAACCAGGTGAAGAAAAAATTAAAGATGTTATTGGTAACATTTTATTAGATAGTGACTCTAATGTTGCCAAATATAATTTAGTAATAGAGGCACATAAAGAATCGGGATATAACTAATGGCTGATACAGTAACAACACAAACAATTGCTGATACTTCTGGTGTAAAATTTGTAACTAAACTTACAAATTTATCGGATGGTACTGGTGAAACAAACGTAACTAAAGTTGACGCTTCTGAAACAACTTTTATGTCAACTGACGGTAATAGAAAAATATCTAAAATATGGTTTTCTATTAATACATCTAACAACAAATCAGCAGTTGAATTAATATGGGCAGGTGCTACAAATAGTACGGCAGTTTTATTATCTGGTAACGGATATTGGGATTTAAGAGCTGCAGGTGATGAAATTACAAACAATGCAACAACACCTACAGGTGATGTATTATTGTCAACTAAGAATTTTGCTACAGGAGATAACTACACAATTGTTGTAGAATTTAGATAAATTATAAATATAGGGAGCAAGAGAGAGAAAAGATGAAACTTATTAGAGAAGAAATTAATGAAGCTACTTATCTAGTAGAAGAAAATAACGGTAAAAAAGAATATAAAATCAAAGGTATATTCTTACAATCGGACATCAAAAATAGAAACGGAAGAATTTATCCGTCAGACGTATTAACAAAAGAAGTTAAACGTTATAACGCAGAATTTATCAATAAAAGTAGAGCATTTGGTGAACTAGGTCATCCAGACGGACCAACTGTCAATTTGGAAAGAGTTTCGCATATGATTAAGAAACTATATCCAGAGGGAAAAAACTTTATTGGTGAGGCGAAGATAATGGACACTCCATATGGTAAGATTGTAAAAAGTCTTATTGATGAAGGCGCTAAGTTAGGCGTTTCTTCACGTGGTATGGGTTCATTAGAATCAAAAAATGGTGGTAATTACGTAGGGAGTGATTTCTATTTAGCTACTGCTGCCGACATAGTTGCAGATCCATCAGCTCCAGACGCTTTCGTAGAAGGTATTATGGAAGGCAAAGAGTGGGTATGGAACAATGGTGTTCTTGTTGAACAAGATGTAGAATCTTGGAAAATGGAACTAATTAAAACTAAAAGACACGAATTAGCTGAGAAAAAAGCAAAAATATTCGAGGATTTTATAAAAAAACTGTAATTAAAAGGTAAAGAAATTATAAATATCTAGTAAAAGAGATATTTTTAATTCGAATTAATAATATAAAAAGGAGTATTCTCAATGGCTACAGAAAAGCAAAATACAGTAGTTGAAGCAGCAGCAAATTCAGACGCTGATGCTCCGAAAAAGAATGCTGTAGCACCTGAATCAACAAAGCTTTCTAACGAAGCTGAAGATTTAGGATCAGCAGTTGTTAAACCAACTGACAGCAATCCAGACGCTACTAAGAAAAATAAAAAAGTTTCTGACGCTGTAAATGCTAAAGCTGACGATGGCGATGCAAGTGGTAAACCAGACACAGACGCTGGTGTAACTAAAGTTGCTAATCCTGGCGAAAGTATGAAAGTGGAAGAAAAAGAAGAAGTGACTGAGGGAGAAATGCCAAAGGCAGCCTTGGATGCTTTGAAAAAGAAACAAGAAAAAGAAGAAGGTTACCACGATAAGAAAGATATGAAAAAAGAAGAAATCGACTTATCAGATGATGTGAAAGCATTAATCGGTGACGAAAATCTTACTGAAGAATTTAAAGCAAAAGCGGCAACTATTTTTGAATCTGCTGTAAAAGTTAGAATTGCAGAAGCAAAAGAAAAAATGGAAGCTGATTATGCTGAGAAATTGAAAGAAGAAACCGAATCTTCTAAAGCGGAACTTGTAGAAAAAGTTGACTCTTACCTGAACTACGTAGTTGAGGAATGGATGAAACAAAACGAGATCGCTATAGAAAGAGGTATCAAAGGCGAAATCGCTGAAGACTTTATATCTGGTCTGAAAAAATTATTTGAAGATCATTATATAAATGTACCAGACGAAAAATATGATGTGTTGGAAGATCAAGCTTCACAAATCGAAGAGCTTAACAAGAAATTGAATGAGCAAATCGAAAAGAATGTTGAATTATCAAAAACGAATGGCCATTTAACTAAGAAAGATATTTTAGACGAAGTATCATCTTCTTTAACTGACACTCAAAAAGAAAAATTCAGCAAACTTGCAGAAGAAGTTGAGTATTCTAATGCAGATGAATTTAAGAAAAAAGTAAGTACAATTAAAGAGTCTTACTTTGGACAAAAAGAAATTTCATCAACAAATGAAATTGATAACGTGACCGAGGGCGAAACAGGAGATGTTGATATGACATCAGCTATGTCAGCATACACGGCCGCTATCAGCAAAACAAAAGACATTAAATTGTCTAACAAATAATAAAGGGAGATAAAAACAAATGTATTTATCAGAACAACTAATAAAAAAATGGCAGCCCGTCCTTGAGCATCCAGAACTCCCAAAAGTAACGGATAGTTATAGGAATGCGGTCACTGCTGTTATCTTGGAAAACCAAGAAAGAGCTATAAGAGAAGATAGAGCGTTTATGTCTGAAGCTGCTCCACAAAACAGCACAGACGCTTCTTACGTACAAAATTGGGATCCAATTATGATCTCATTGGTAAGAAGAGCAATGCCAAATCTTATCGCTTACGATATCGCAGGCGTACAACCAATGACTGGACCAACAGGTCTAATTTTCGCTATGAGAGCTAAATATGCTTCTCAAAACGGAACTGAGGCTTTATTCAATGAAGCTGATACAGACTTCTCTGCTAGAAACGCAGCTGGAGATTCAACTGTAGCAGGTATTGATGCTAACTCAACTCACGCAGGTACAAACCCAGCACTATTGAATGACTCACCAGCAGGTGCTTATTCAACTGGTTCTGCTATGGCAACAGCTACTGCTGAAGCTTTAGGTGATTCTTCTGGAAACAGCTTTGCTGAAATGGCGTTCTCAATTGAGAAATCAACTGTGACTGCTAAATCGAGAGCTCTTAAAGCAGAATACACAATGGAACTTGCACAAGACCTTAAAGCAATCCACGGATTAGACGCTGAAACTGAATTGGCGAACATCTTATCTGCTGAAATCCTTGCGGAAATCAATAGAGAAGTTGTAAGAACAATTTATCAAGTGGCTAAAATTGGTGCTCAAACAGGTAACGTAACAAATGCAGGTATCTTTGATTTAGATACAGACTCAAACGGAAGATGGTCTGTTGAAAGATTCAAAGGTTTAATGTTCCAAGTTGAGAGAGAAGCAAATGCTATCGCACAAGAAACAAGAAGAGGAAAAGGTAACATCCTAATCACTTCTTCAGATGTTGCTAGTGCTTTACAAATGGCAGGTGTATTAGATTACGCTCCAGCTTTAAACAACAACTTAAGCGTTGACGACACTGGAAATACTTTCGCTGGTGTATTAAACGGAAGATACAAAGTGTACATTGATCCGTACTCAGCTAACTCAACTGCGAAACAATATTTCGTAGTAGGTTACAAAGGTACATCTCAATATGACGCTGGTATTTTCTACTGCCCATATGTACCACTACAAATGGTCAGAGCAGTTGGTCAGGACACTTTCCAACCTAAGATTGGATTCAAAACTAGATACGGTATGCAAGCAAACCCATTTGCTGAAAATGCTGGATCAGGTGCTGCTTCAATCAACGGTGTTGGTTCTGCTAACAGCAACAGATACTACAGACGAGTACAAGTTGCGAACTTAATGTAATAATTAAGTTTGTTCACTTGAACAATATTAAGAGGGCGGGCATAAAAACCCGCCCTTTTTTTTGGCCTAAATAATAATATGAAAAAAATACTCATACAATACCTTTACATATTCTTAATAGTGTTACTAATGTTAATAGCTTTTACTTGGGTAAATGCTTGTGAAAAGGATAAACCTGAACAAGCATTATGTGAGAAAGATCAAAAGACTACACAAGAGAAACCTTGTATTGAAAAACTAGAAGAAAATGGTAATATTAACACGGTTATAGAGGGTATAATCAAACTTGGTGAGTCAAAAACACTACCACAATAAGCATAAATAGTATTATGACAGTAACAAATTCATATACAAGACAGCCTACAAAAATAGACTATGCTAGTCCTACACAGTTTAAATTTAATATAATCAAACTACCAAAAGTAGAATACTTTTGCACAGCTATTAATGTACCTGGCATTTCATTAAATTTCCAAGAACAAAGAACACCATTAAAAGACATACCTGTTCCTGGTGAAAAACTAACATATCAGGATTTAGATGTTACTTTTCTTGTAGATGAAAACTTAGAAAACTATCAGGAATTACATAACTGGTTAACAGGATTAGGATTTCCAACAGATCACACAGAATACGCAGCTTTGTCAAATGCAAATACAGATAGATTCCCAACATCTTCAGGTAGTGTGAGTAGAGAGATAGGAAAAGTAAAATATGGCGCTCCTAACGCAGGATCCACTCTCTCCGATGCTACCTTAATGATATTAACTAGTAAGAACAATCCAGTTGTGGAAATAAGATTTTCAGATTTATTTCCTATATCTATTGGACCTTTACAGTATAATCAACAGGCCACAGACGTAAATTACTTAACAGTAAATTGTGTATTTAAATATCAAATATATAAATTTGCAAATGTAGGATCATCTACAACAACAGTAACTCACACATAAGCTTGATTTTTTTCAGGTTTTGTGTTATAATGAAGTGAATAAAAAGGTAAATTAAATTATGGATTTAGAACAATTACAAAACGAAGCAGATAACGATTTAAAAATTAACGATACTGAGTTAGACTTAGAATCTCTTAAAACACCTCAATTACATAACAAGTATATGAAATACTTAACAAAGTTTAAGTTAATGTTAAGTAAGGCAAATACAGATTATTATTCATTGAGAAGGAGTAAATGGGAATATTATACAGGCAAAGCTGAACCTAAAGTATATGCAGAAAAACCATTTGATTTAAAAATATTAAAAACAGATATTGACAAATACTTAGAGGCAGACGAAGAACTAATAAAATCAAAACAAAAACTTGATTACTTAGATACAACTGTTGATTTTTTAGATAGAACAATTAGACAAATATCAAATAGAACATTTACAATTAAAAACGCTATTGAGTGGAAAAGGTTTACTTCAGGAGCAATTTAATGTATTTGGAATATAATCATTGTTTAAGTATCGGTTACTTTGATAAAGACTTTTGTAAACAAGTTGAAGATATAGCAGGACAAGTAAAAATACAAGAAGGCACGATACAAGATGGTAATGTAAAAAATAGAAACTCTAAAATTAAATGGTTAAATTCTCCAAAAATTTCAAAAGAAATAAGTAAAGTTATTCAAACACACAATCAAAGAAGTAAATGGAATTTTCAATTACAAAAATTTGAACCTCTACAATATACTATTTACGAGGTAGGTAATCATTATGATTGGCATATAGATAGCCATAAACAACCTTATAAAGACAATACAATTAGAAAAATAAGTTTTACCATATGTTTGAATGAAGATTATGAGGGTGGTGAATTTGAGTTATCTTATCCAAATCCTAAACCTGAAAAACATTTATATTATAAATTTAACAAACAATTTAGTATGGGTACTATAATTAGTTTTCCGTCATTTGTATGGCATAGAGTCAAACCTGTTACTAAAGGAATAAGAAAGGTATTAGTTGGATGGGCTGTAGGAGATCCATTTAAGTAATATAAATAAGACTATGCAATTATACGATACATTTTATTATTTTAAAAGTGCTTTTACACCTGATGAGTGTAATGAAATTATTAGACTTGGAAAAGAAGACATTAATAATAGAGTAGCTAAAGGTGGAAGTCCTTATGGTACTGTACACGGTGGTATATACAAAGGTGCTGATAAAGAATTTAAAGGACCTAAATTAGATGTCACAACCGAAGAAATTAAGAAAGCCGATAAAGATTATAAAGAAGAAAAATATTATGTTAGAGATAGTAAAGTAGGTTGGTTAAGTGAAGAATGGATTTTTAGAAAATTAAAACATTTTTTAGACATAGCTAATGAAAGAACAACTTGGAATTGGGATTATGATACTTTTGAACCAGCACAATTTACTGTATATGAAAAAGGCGGTTTTTATGGTTGGCATTCAGATGGTGATTCAGATTATTACGGAGCTTATAGAAGATACATTCCAGGAATAACACCTAAAGAAGATTATGAAAATAAAAAATATAAATTTACTACTAATTATGATTTAGTAGGTAAAGTGAGAAAAATAAGCATTACTGTTAATCTAAGTCCTGCCAATTCTTATGAGGGAGGATATTTAAAATTTGATTACGGTCCTCACGCTCCAAATAGATTTCATACTTGTGAAGAAATAAAAGATCAAGGATCTTTAGTAGTATTTCCTTCTTTTCAATTTCATCAAGTTACACCTGTAACTAAGGGGACTAGATATTCTTTAGTATTGTGGGTAAATGGAAAACCATTTAGATAGGAGATATTATGCAATTTAACGAAAAGTCAGCTAAATTTTTTAAAGACAATAGTTATTTACTTTCAACAGGATTTATTGATACAAATGCTTGTGAAATTTTATACAATCACGTTAAAAATAATGCTAAAAGATTAGAATGGTTTGAAAGACAAAGAAGTCCTTATGACGAAGATCGTTGGGGTAAATTTAATGATACTCAAGCACCTGGAGCGTTTAGTTTATATGGCGATCCTATTATGGATTCTGTTTTAGAATTAGGTACAACAAAATTACAATATCTAACAGGTATTAAATTAATGCCAACTTATTCTTACCATAGATTATATGTTCAAAATAATGATTTAAAAAGACATAAAGACAGACCAAGTTGTGAAATATCAGCAACTCTTTGTTTAGGATATGACACTTCAAATTTATCCAAAGAACACAAAGATTGGAACTGGCCAATGTTTATTTCAAAAGAAGATGGTGGTAAAGGAACTCCTTTACATATGAAACCTGGTGATATTATTGTATATAGAGGTTGTGAAGTAGAACATTGGAGAGAACCATATCCTGGACTAAATCACGCACAGTTATTTTTACATTACAATGAAATAGATGGACAGTTTCAAAATGTCTATGACGGTAGACCTTTATTAGGATTACCAGCTAGTTATAGAAACCTAAATAAAATAGTAGATTGATAGTTTATATCATCTCGTTATGTTTCTATGACAACCGTAAAATATATTATTATTGATAAAAAAAATGAAGTCTATTTAAAAATAGAGGCTGACGCTGATATTAGACGAGAACTAGGAGAGTATTTTACTTTTGAGGTTCCTGGTTTTAAGTTTATGCCTCAGTTTAGAAATAGAGTTTGGGATGGAAAAATTCGTTTATTTTCTTATGCAACAGGCCAAATATATGTAGGTCTTTACCCTTATATTTTAAAATGGTGTGAAG